TTTGATATTGTTACACCATCACGTGTAGCAGGGTTTGTGGCGCAATGTCAACACGAAAGCCTGGACTTTACTATCTTACAAGAAAATTTAAACTACGGTGCCAAAGGGCTTCGTGGGTTGTTTGGCAAGTATTTCCCCAATGACGAGTTAGCACGTCAATATGAACGCAAGCCTGAAATGATTGCTAACAAGATTTATGGCGGACGTATGGGCAATGGCCCAGAAGCGTCAGGCGAAGGATGGAAGTATCGCGGTCGTGGTATTATACAGATCACAGGCAAAAACAACTATGCACAATGTTCCAAGGATTTGTTCCAAGACGATACACTGGTGCGTGATCCAGATCTATTGAGAGAACCAGAGTGGGCAGTATTAAGTGGCTGCTGGTTCTGGCACAAGAATCAATTGAATCAATGGTGTGATCAAGGTGATATGAATACACTGACTAAAAAAATCAATGGCGGATTTATTGGTCTTGAAGATCGTATTCATCATTGGAATATTGCTCTTGATCTTATGGAAGCAGAATAATGTTAATTAGACAACTATTAGAAAACAAAAAAGGCATTAAGGCTGTTAAGTATAACAAAAAGCCTAAAGCACATACACCTGCCGACGAACGCAAAGTTATAGGACCCAATGTTCCTAAGAAAAAAGAAAAAGTAACAGAACGTGTAGGTCAAAATGCCGACGGATCATTAATATTACCTGATCCAAATATTAATCGTCTAGCAGGCAAACCTAATCCTCCAGCAGCAGAACCAGCACCTAGCAACGTAAAGTCAGGTGGTGCAACTGTGGAATACGGTGGCCAAACGTATGACGTAATGGTATTTGGTGACAAAGGTATTAGACCAAGAATAGCACGTAGTGACAAAGATATTAATGCTAGGGTTTATACTATGGGCAACAAGATGTTTGTGTTATTAGATGCATCGGCGCAAGAAGGTGTAGCAGAAGACCGTAATGGCAACGATGTTGAAGAATTTTTACACAAAGTTGCACGATCCGGCGACAACGGTTATAATATGCTATACAATGCTCAAAAAGGCAAATACGGCAGAGAAATTGAACAAGCAATACAAGACATGTATGACGATATCTCTATCGATACAGGATATCACGGCGACGACGACTTTGAACAAATTTATGATCGTATGCTGGACAACATTGAAGCCGATTACGGTGATCAAGGTGTAGCGGAAAGTGGTCTTCAATACTACACCGGAGTTCAAAAACACGGTGAAAAATATATGAAGGCCGCGGCGGCTGCTGGACGCAAAGGCGCCAGTCAAGAAGAATTAGGTCGTCTTAAAGATAGATTGAGTAACGCACACAAAGGTAAGGCCAAGAACAAAGAAGTTGATGAAGGCGGTAGCCGCTACGACGACAATCGCACAGGTTTTGGTCGCCCCGAACGTGACATGAGCGATGAATCTAATTTGCTGTATATCTACAAAGACGGCCGTGTTAAGCAACGTATGGTTTCAAACACAGTAGAACGTGAGGCTCGTGCTCAAGGCTTTAGAGACACGCCCGAGCAGGCATTAAAAATGCACGGAATTATTCCAAGTAAATTCAAACCAGGCAAATGGATTCAAAAACAAGGAGACCAATGGGTCGATGTTTACCCGTTTGGTAAGCCGGATGATATTGCAGAAACTGCAACAGCAGGCGCAACCAGTGCTGGTCATGTGGCCACTTTAGGTATGAATCCTAAACTAAGCCCCGGTCCAGCAAGGGGCAAAAAGAGTTATATAGGAACACCGGGCAAATCAGGCACAAAAGCACCACCGCAGCCCAAAGTCAATCAACCCAAAACAAAACACGGAACAGCAGTAAATGCACTTGATATGAAATCAAACATTTTCGGCGGTGGTAAAGCGATAAAACGTAAATAAATAATAGAACGGAGTTTAATATGCACGATATGCATCACATGCCAGAAGACGATCACGAAGCAGCCATGGCTCGCGCTGATCTGTACAAGTTAGCACAATACAGTGCCAAACTGTTTAAAATGATCCACGAAGGTCAACAACTAGAGGGATGGGTCCAGGCCAAGATTACCAAATCTGCTGACTACATTGCCAGTGTTTATCACTTCATGGCCTATGAAATGAAAGTTTCTGAGTATGGCGAAGCATTGGAAAATGCCGAAGTTTACGAAAATGATCTACGTGGTCAGTTGCAACAACGTCTAGTTGAAGCAAAAGAAAAGGTCAAAGCATTGAAAAAAGTAGATGCTATGAAACACAAGCGTCACAAGACTGACAAAGAATTAGAAGAAATGCGTCAACTGGCCAATGAAGAAAAGTCTTCTACAGGTGGCACAACACAAGTTCAGACTGACAAAGATGGTAACCGTACAGGTGTTAAGCATAAAGAAAATCCAAAAAGATTCAGCGATGACCCACATACTGAACCTGCCAGCAATGCCACGTCACAATCAGCAGCAGAAAAAGCAGCAGCCAGGGCCATGGACAAAGCCCGAGAAAAAGAAGGCCAGAACTATGAAAAACGTTTTCCAGGTTCTGTGACTCGTGTCAAAGACGGCCAAAAAGTTAAAGAAGGTGGATTGCCTATGACCACTGTGAACGGAAAGAAAGTTCCTGCGTTTGCTGCTGACGGCAAAGGTAAGAACGATCTTGGCAAGGGCAAATCGGCTCCCACAAAAGGTGCTGCTCCTAAGAAAGGTGTAAATCCTTTTGCTAAAAAAGACACAGATGTTAAAGAAGCACTCAAAGGTGGCCAGAAGAAACTAGACACTGATAACGATAACGACATTGATGCCAAAGATTTGGCTGCATTACGTGCCAAGAAAAAAGATAGAATCAAAGAAGCAGTGGCTGCTAAATGCAACAAATCACCCAAAGGTAAATCATGCCCAGTACACGGACTTAAAGAATGTGGTAGCATGTACGAAGGCAACCGTAGGTAATATCGATGGACGAATTAAAACAGGCATTGAAACAGGCATTTGCTAATTCATTTGCATTTTATTTGAAAGCACATTATTTTCATTGGAATGTGGAAGGAATGTTGTTTTCGCAGTTTCATGATTTCTTCGGTAACATCTATCAAGAAGTATATGCCAGCATAGATCCATTTGCAGAAAATATTCGTAAGATTGATTCATATGCACCCGGCAGTTTTTCTAGACTGAGTCAATTGGCTGAAATCAACGACGAAGAAAGAATTCCTCCAGCAAAAAATATGCTAGAGATTCTTTTACGGGATAATGACATAGTTTTAGAAAGTATTAAAACAGCATATGACGCTGCTGAATCAGTAGGTGCTGTGGGGTTAAGTGATTTTCTTGCTGGTCGGCAAGATGCGCACATGAAGCATGGTTGGATGCTGAGAGCAACGTTAAAATAATTGGAGAATAACATGGACATGAGACAACTGATCGCTCAAATCGATCACATCGAAAATAAACAAATACTTAATGAGGATGCTCATTATGCTACTGCACCAGTTGACAATAGTCCACGAGTCAGTAAAAGCAACAATCAAACATCTATCTACGAAATGTTGATTAAAGAGTTTGGTTACGATTTAAGCGAAGCACCGGCAGCGCCTGCGGCTGCTGCCCCGGCTGCTGGGCTTACTCCCGAGCAACAGGCAAAAATGGGACAAGCCAATCCTCAGGATCCGTACATTGTAGCCAGAGTATTAGGTAAAGATGCTGTACCATTAAGTTATTTCACTTCTCCTGAAGATCAAGCCATTGCCAAACGAGTAGGGTTTAAAGATGCTCCGGCAGCAGCGGCTCCAGCAATGACAGCAGCAGATCAATCTGACGCTGATATGGGTGCCGCAATGAGAGCAAATGCAGCAGGCGGAAATTCAACTAGTGCCGCAACAGGTGTTGGTAATCCAGGCGAAGAAGCGGCGGTACCAGCATCAATGAATACCGGGAGTGGTTACACTAACCCATCTACCAGCACCCAGACGCCAGGCAGTGCGGCACAACCAGCAGCTCCTGCTGCTACATCGGCCACAGGACCGGCTGCACAACTAGCAGCCCAAGACAGAGCAGAACCGTCTGCGGCAGGAAGCAAAGAACAATTGGCTTCCATTATGAACATGCAGAGAGAACTTGGTGTTAACCCAGATGGAAAAATTGGTCAAAAGACTAGAGATGCAATGGCTCGTAAGCCAGAAATTGCAGCAAAGTATGCTGGAGAATTAGGCGGGGCCAAACAGTTTCCAGGTGGTGGTGGCAGTGCTGCACAACCTGCAACACCAGCAGCCAATAACTCAATGACTCCTGCAATAACTGCATATGCCAGCAGAATGGGCTTGCTGAAAAATAACAAGCCAGATGTTGCAGCCATTAAGAAATTCCAAAAAGACAATGGTCTTAAGGACAACGGCGTTATTGACCCCGATACCGCAGGCGCTATTTTATCTGCACAGAAACCAGGTGCCGGTGGTCGAGGTGGTCCTACAGCGGCACCAGCGGCGGCACCAGCGGCGGCACCAGCGGCCACAGCACCGGGGGGTGGTGCCGGAGCACAACCAGCCCCTACAGGAAAACCACCTAGATACAAAACCGCAGCAGAGTATGATAAAGAAATTGCTAGATTTAGTAAAAATGTAGATCCCAAATTGCCACCAAATGCAAGATTTATTGCTACCTTACAAGCCGAAAAGGCTGCATTGAGCGGCGGTGCACCACAACCAGCGGCACCAGCCGCGCCGGCAGCACCGACTACTTCAGGCGGTAGACCTTACACTCCCCCAGTACAACAGGGTGCTGTTAGTACTGCGTACGAAAACAGTGTCAAATCACAAGATGATGCTATCTTAGAACGAATAAGAAAAGCATTATTTAGATAAACAAAAAGCGCCCCAGGGGCGCTTTTTTAATGCCAATTGCCTTGATAACAGTGCAATAATTCGTGTCCCAATGTGTGCATGGTGGCTCGTTGAGGCACAATGATTACACAACGATTGCCGTCCCAAAAACTGCATGCATTGACTGCAAACCCAAATGATTTACCCATTCGTCGACGATTTTCTGTGTCGCATTCTTGTTGAACATCGGGCACTGGTTTTAACGTGATCGACATCTCCTTGTGGATGTTTTTGTTCATGTCAAACTTTCTATTGGGGTCATCCCAGTTCTGTGCATAAACACTTTGACTCATAATCAGCATTGTTAGCAGTAGTTTTTTCATCATTAACGTTGACCTCAAGTTACTAAGTAGTGTATACTATAACATCAAGGAGTAATTATGTCAACTAGAATTTATGGACCCGAAGAAAAAGCCAAATTGGAACGTTTAATCAACGAAGGCCAAAACATCTTACGTGAAGTTGAAGATCTCAAAGAAGGGCTTAGAGAAACCGTCAAAGCAGTGGCCGAAGAATTGGAGGTCAAACCCAGTATTATCAACAAAGCCATTACCATTGCACACAAAGACAATTGGCGAGAACACGAACAAGCATGGAACGATATTGAAATGATTTTGGGTGTTACCGGACGTTTACCCAAAGATGAATGAACTTTTAAAACCCACTTTTGATTGGATCCGAGATGACTTTAAGTCTAACCGAGTTCGCTTTGCTGTTGAGTTGCTTGCTTGGGCTATTAGTATTGGTTGCAGTATTACTATGGCACTCACAGTCCCCACTCCACCGCTTCTTACTCTTTATCCCATTTGGATTGCTGGCTGTGCTATGTATGCTTGGGCTAGTTGGACTAGGAAATCTTTTGGCATGTTGGCTAACTATATACTGTTGACCACAATCGACACTGTGGGTCTCATTAGGATGCTAAGTAATTAATATAGACTACGGTTCGATCAGCCATAAATGATTACGTTGGTATGTGTAAGCCATAATTTACATAAGGAGAAAACAATTTGTATGTAGACGCATTTTTTCAGCGTGACGCTGATATCATCAAGATAGTTGAACGTAGTAACGAAGGTAAACGAATATTTAAAGAATATCCAGTTCGCTATACGTTTTATCATCAAGACGCCAGGGGCAAATACCAAAGTATTTTTGGAGAGCCTTTATCTCGAGTGGTGTCTAAAAACAGTAAAGATTTCCGTAAAGAACTTGCTATTCACAGCAACAAAAAACTTTACGAAGCAGATATCAATCCAATCTTTTCAACACTAAGTGAAAATTATCTAAACGCCGAGGCTCCCAAACTCAACGTGGCGTTTTGGGACATTGAGGTGGACTTTGATCCAGAACGTGGCTATGCTTCACCCGAAGATGCATTCATGCCAATTACTGCCATCGCTGTTCACCTACAATGGTTAGACACACTGGTCTGTTTGGCCATGCCTCCCAAAGGCATGTCAGTTGAACAGGCACAACAATTGGTCAAAGATATTCCCAACACACATATCTTTGACAACGAAGCAGACATATTAGATACCTTTTTGAATTTGATTCAAGATGCAGATATCCTAAGTGGCTGGAACAGCGAAGGCTTTGATATGCCCTACACTGTGAACCGCATTACCAAAGTACTCAGCAAAGATGATACTCGCAGACTTTGTCTTTGGGACCAATATCCCAAAAAGCGTGAATATGAAAAGTATGGTAAATCAGCCATTACTTACGACATTTATGGACGAGTGCATCTAGACAGTCTCGAACTGTATCGCAAATACACCTATGAAGAACGACATACCTATCGACTGGATGCCATTGGTGAGATGGAGGTAGGGGAGACCAAGACAGTCTATGAAGGCACTCTTGATCAATTATACAAAAATGATTTTCGAAAATTTATAGAATACAATCGTCAAGACTGTGCATTGCTGAATAAACTAGATAAGAAATTGAAGTTTATCGACTTGAGTAATAAACTGGCACATGAGTGTACTGTGTTGTTGCAGACCACAATGGGTGCCGTAGCAGTTACTGAACAGGCCATTATCAATGAGTGTCATCGTAGAGGCTTTCAAGTTCCCAATAGAATAAAACGTGACGAACTTGAAGACACTGCTGCCGCTGGTGCATATGTTGCATATCCCAAAGAAGGATTGCAAGATTGGGTGGGATCATTAGACATTAACAGTCTGTATCCGTCAGCGATTCGTGCGCTGAACATGGGCCCCGAAACCATTGTGGGACAACTACGTCCAGTACAGACACAAGAATACATCAATGAACAGACCACTCTTAAGAAAAAATCTTTTGCGGCAGCGTGGGAAGGCATGTTTGGCAGTATGGAATATGATGCAGTGATGCGTCAAGACAAGGCATTTGACATTACCATTGACTGGGAAAACGGTGACAATGATGTACTGAGTGCTGCCGAAGTCTATCATTTGATTTATGAAAGCAATCAACCTTGGATGTTAAGTGCCAATGGCACTGTGTTTACCTACGAGAAGGAAGGTATTATTCCAGGCTTGCTCAAACGCTGGTATGCTGAACGTAAAGAGATGCAGGCCAAACTGAAAGAATGTATTCAAGCAGGCAATAAAGTTGAAGAAGAATATTGGGACAAACGACAACTAGTTAAGAAAATTAACTTGAACAGCCTGTATGGTGCTATTTTGAATCCCGGTTGCAGATTCTTTGACAAACGTATTGGACAAAGTACCACACTGGTTGGCAGACAAATTGCCAAGCACATGGCTGGCAAAGTTAACGAAATTATCACAGGCGAATACAATCACGTGGGCAAAGCAGTTATCTATGGTGATACTGACAGTTGTTATTTTAGTGCTTACAAAACTTTACAAAGAGACATCGATAAAGGTTCCATTCCGTGGACTAAAGAAACTGTTGTTAATTTGTATGATCAGATTGCAGATGAAGTAAATGCAACGTTTCCGCAGTTTATGTTAGATGCATTTCATTGTCCTAAATCGCGTGGAGAAGTTATCAAGGCCGGTCGAGAAATTGTTGCTTCAAAGGGACTGTTTATCACTAAAAAGAGATATGCAGTACTGTATTACGACAAAGAAGGAAAACGAACAGACGTCGACGGCAAGCCAGGTAAGATCAAAGCCATGGGGTTGGACTTGAAACGATCAGACACTCCTGAATTTATTCAAAATTTTCTAAGTGACGTTTTGGAAAAAGTCTTAACTGGCACAACAGAGCAAGAAGTATTGGATCATATTACTGAGTTCCGCACTAACTTCAAGGCTCGTCCTGGTTGGGAAAAAGGTAGCCCTAAACGTGCTAACAATGTTTCGGCATATCGAGGCAAAGAAGAAAAAGCGGGCAAGACCAATATGCCAGGACATGTCCGTGCCAGTCTCAACTGGAACACTCTCAAACGCATGTATGATGACAAATACTCCATGAATATCACAGACGGACAAAAGGTCATTGTGTGCAAACTAAAAGCAAATCCGTTAGAGTACACATCTGTAGCGTATCCTGTGGACGAACTGAGATTGCCTAAATGGTTTCAAGATCTACCATTTGATCACGAAGAAATGGAACAGACGATTATTGACAACAAATTAGATAACCTTATTGGTGTTCTAAACTGGGACGTCAAGAGCACCGAAGAAAAAAATACATTTAACAAATTATTTGACTTCTAACAAAAAAACCTATATACTAACACAAAGGAATTATTATGAAAGACATTTTACAAGACATCGTAGCACACACTCATAGTCTAGGCTTTTTGCCGCTGGTTAAAATTTCCAGTGAAGACGAAACTATCATTGAATCAATCGCCGAAGATCGATCAGTAGTGGTGCAGGCAAAGACACATAAATTGGTTGACGAATTCGAAGGTGTATTTGGAATGCCTAACTTAGACAAGTTGGCATTGCATTTGAAAAATCCAGAGTACAAAGAAAATGCAAAAATTGCAGTGGTTAGAGAGCAACGCAACGGCAAAGAGATCCCAACTGGATTGCATTTTGAAAATACCATTGGAGACTTTGTTAATGATTATCGATTTATGGTGGCTGAAATTATTAATGAAAAATTAAAAACTGCCAAGTTTAAAGGTGCCAATTGGGACGTAGAATTTCAACCAAGTGTTGCCAGTATTCAACGACTTAAATTACAGGCTCACGCTCACAGTGACGAAACCACATTCCAAGTTAAAACTGAAAATGGTAACTTGATTTTCTTCTTTGGAGATGCCAGTACCCACGCAGGTAGTTTTACATTTCAACCTGATGTCAAAGTTAAATTTAAACACAATTGGGCATGGCCAGTTACTCAAGTTATCAGCATCTTAAATCTGGGCGGCGATGTCACTATGCGTATTACTGATCAAGGTGCTATGCAAATCACAGTTGATTCAGGTCTTGCTGAATACAACTATATCTTACCGGCACAGAGCAAGTAATGAATAAGAACCTGACCGCCCAGCAAAGCGATTACGCATACTTCTTGCCGGCTACGTCAGGTTTCTACTCAACGTTCATAGGCAAACAACGCTATGGAAACTATGTAGATCCTGCACGTATCCCTCCAAGTTTGACCAATGGTGTGGAAAGTCTCAATTATCTAAATCCAGATAAGGGTGCATTTTACTTTGATCATTGTTTATATTCTGCAGGACACGCCAACTTAGATTTGACTAAGCCAGATGAAACCGAAGACATGTTTCGTAATAGAGACCGCAGTACCTCGTGGGTCCTAGGTGACTCAGGTGGGTTCCAGATTGGTAAAGGTGTATGGGAAGGCGAATGGCGTGACCCTACTGGTCCAGAAGTTGCTGCCATGTGGGCAGAAGTCAATGCCAAAGGTGTTGAACTAGTTCCGCAACTGCACCCCACCGGTGATCCCAAGTTAGACAAGAACGGTAATCCAAAGTACACTAAGATCGATCATCCCAAACTGTATCAAGCCCGTTTAGATGCTGCACAGAAGAAGCGTGAACAAGTGTTAACTTGGATGGATGCACTTATGGACTATGGTATGGTGCTTGATATTCCAGCATGGGTTGAACGCAGTCCAGCCGGACGCAAGGCCACTGGTATTGAATCGTATCAACAGGCTGTAAATGCTACACGTTTTAATAACGAATACTTTATTAAGCATCGTAATGGCAACTGCAAGTTCTTAAATGTTCTGCAAGGCGAAACACACGATCAAGCAGATGATTGGTACAATCAAGTTAAAGACTTCTGTGATGCTAAAATCTACGGTGACAAAGCATTTAATGGTTGGGGCATGGGCGGACAGAACATGTGTGATATTCACCTTGTGCTCAAACGCCTAGTGGCGCTGCGATTCGATGGCTTGTTAGAACAGGGTCAACATGATTGGATGCACTTCTTGGGCACATCAAAGTTAGAATGGGCTGTGCTATTAACAGACATTCAACGGGCTGTACGCAAATATCACAATCCAGACTTTACTATATCGTTTGACTGTGCCAGTCCGTTCTTGGCCACTGCCAATGGACAGATTTATATCAACACAGAAACTGAAGATCGTACCAAATGGGTATATCGGATGCAGGCGAGTGCGGATGACAAGAAGTATGCCACAGATACTCGCCTGTTTAAAGATGCAGTATTGCAAGATCTCATATTTGAGAAATTTGAAACAAGCCCAATTATTGATCAATTGCAAATGAAAGATATTTGTATCTATGCACCCGGTGATCTAAATAAGAATGGCAAGGAAGGTAAAACTTCATGGGATTCATTTAGTTACGCATTGATGATGGGACACAATGTCTGGATGCACTTGAACGCAGTGCAAGAAGCCAATCGACAATATGATTCGAGCAAATTGCCTGCCATGTTAGTTGACGAACGCTTTGATAGAGTGTATTATAAGGACATAGTTGATGCAATCTTTGCTTGTGATAACAGAGACGATGCCAATGCAATCGTTAAACATTACAGCAAGTTTTGGATGACTATTATTGGCACACGTGGTGCAACTGGCAAAAAGACTGTCAATGCACACACCAAGGCTGAAGAATTTGGTATTCCTAATGTAGATTTTTCTGACTTGAAAATAGTTAAGAACGAAGAACCTATTGTTACAACTTTTGATAGTTTATTTGAATGACATTACCTGACGAAAGATATCGTGCTGTAGTACAGACACAGAGATTTCTATTAGAAATTCTTAGTACTCCGCGAGTTCCTAAATCTATTAAAGACAGTGCTAGATACTGCTTGCGTCACTATCCCAGCGAATGGGATATGAAGGCTGCAAGTGAATTGGCACCGCATGTGTTTCAAGAACGCATGGAAGATGTAACTAAACTTTTTAAACAATACGAAGAAGGCAAGAAAAATGAAGCGTGATTATTCAGACGGTGTGGCTGA